CCCTTGCGCCAGATTTCGGGGTACTCGCGCTTCAGGGTCTCGGCCTCGCCCACGGGGAAGCGCCCCCACTGGCTGTTGCGCAGGCTGACGGCCTTGTTGTCGCCCTTGGCGGGGAAGTCCGTCGCCGGGTCGGCGCGGTCCTCCTCCTCGTCGTCCAGCTCGTCGTCGTCCTCGTCCTCCTCGTCCTCCAGCTCCTCCTCGTCCGTCTCGCCCTGCAACGCCGGGGGCGGCCCGTCCTGCGCGGGGGCCTGCTCCATGACCGCCCGCGGGTCGATGACGGCCACCGCGGCGGGGGTCAGCGTGGCCCCGGCGGTGACCAGAATCGTGTCCGTGGGCTCGGGGATCGGGGACAGCCGCAGCGCCCGCCGCGACTCCTCCCACGTCCTGAGCCCGTCGCGGAACTCGGCCCGGACGCGGGCGCTCGTGGCGTTGTCGTCCTCCACCAGCTCGCGCAGCAGGTCATGGTCGTAGGTGATCCACACGTCCCCGAACTCGGGGGCGAGCCAGTGGTTCAGCTCGTCCTCGATGGCCGCCAGCATGGGCTCGATGGTGTGCTGCACCAGCCGCGCGCGCGCCTCGATGTATTGCGCGCCCGACAGCCCGGCGTCGGACGTGGCGCTGGCGATCCCGATCATCCGCGGGTCCACCCCGAACGCGGCACAGATGTCCTCGCGGGACACCCGGCGCAGGTCGGGGAACTCCAGGTCGGACAGCGTGAACCCCAACGGCTTGATGTCGCGCACGGCCCCGAAGAACGCAGGCGTGCCCCGCTTGCCGCGGTCGACCACCCGGGCACGGTAGCGGTCCTGCATGGCGGTGGCGTCATCCTGCGTGGCCTCGTCGGCCAGCAGCACGGCGAACGTGGGGGTGCCGTCGTTGGTCACGACCTGCCTGACGTACTTCGTGGCCTCGTTGTCCGCCGCGATCGACGCCAGCGCCGTGGCCCCGCGGGGGAACCCGAAGGCGTCGGGCGTGAAGGGGCGCGGCATCTCCAGGTCGCGCACATGGATGATGTCCGCCACGTCCCGCTGCACGATGATGCCCGACCAGTTGGCGTAGTCGTACCGCCGCGGGTCGCCGTCCGCATCCACCCAGACCGATTGCAACGACTCCGGGTTGATGGAACCCAGCCGCCGCGGCAGCCCTTGGCCGCTGGGGCCGCGGTCCATCTCCAGCATGGCGTTCCCGTAGCCAAGAAAGTCCACCGCCAGGCGGGCGCGCATGGTCCGGGCGGTAAACCGCGGCCCGGGGTAGTCCAGCAGGCGCTGGAGCGGGTGCGCCTCGGGCACGCGGCTCTCGTAGTCGCCACGGGCGCGCAGCACGACCAGCGGCACGGACGCCACCACGTCGGCGATGACCCGCATACAGGCATGGACCACCGGGTGCTTGCTGAACCCTTCCACCCGGATGCTGGCGCCTTCCGGCTTGTACTCTTGCGGGTTGGCCGTGCGCACGAGCGACATCTGGGGCGTCCCGCTGGCCAGCCCGTTGGGCGGCTGCCCGCTGCTTCCGGCGATGGCCGGGAAGTTGGGGTACACCAGCGGGATCACGGCGCGGCTCGCGTCGGGCGCGGTGATGTCCCCGCGCAGCGCCTTCAGGGCGAGCCCCACGCGCTCGCGCAGGGTCGGGACGGCCACAGGGGCCGGGGCGTCAGCCATGGTCCGAACGCTAGGCACAGCGTCTGCCATGCGCCACCCGTCTAGTTGACTAGACCACGAACGCCTCGACCTGCTTGAGCATCAAGCTCGACAGCGCCCAGACCAGCGCGTCCACACGGTCGGGGCTGCCGTCCATGGCGTCGGGGCGGAAGCTGGCCATCTGCTGCTCAAGGATTGGGAGCTGCCCGACGTGAAACACTCGCCCCTCTTGGTACAGCGCATAGACCGGCTCGGCGCGGGCCAGCTTGCCCTTGGTGGCCCGGACGTCCACGATGCGGACGCCGTGCGCCTTGTCGCCCTGCGCCGCCAACACCGACCGCACCATGTCACCGCCCTGGTTGACCTCGGCCACGATGCTTCCGCCCCACCGGCGGGCGGCGTCGATGGCCACGGCGCCCCACTGCGCGGGGCTATAGCGCCCGCTCAGGTCCTCCAGCACGTAGCCGCGGCGGTCGCGGCCCAGCCCCACGACCACGATGCCGGTCTCGTTGCTCGCTGTGTTGGCCGTGACGGCGGGGTCTACGCCGACCAGCACGCGGGCGAAGCTGTCGGGCGGCTGCTCCACCCGCGCCCGCACGATGTCGGCACCCGTCCACAGCAGCCCTTCGGTGGCGTGCGTCCACTCGCCCAAAAAGACGTGGGCAAACCGGGCGGGGTTGGTCTCGCGCAGCCGCTCGGCCTGCTCGATGAAGCTGGGGCTGAGGTTGTGGGCGTTCTGCTCGTAGGTGGTGTGAACGTACAGCGTATCGGCCCGGGGCTGGGCCACGAACCGCTCGTAGAGGAAATGGGCGCGGGCGGCAGGGTTGAGCACCAGAATCACCCGGTTGGGGCGGTCCACCTGGCGTATGCTATAGTCGATGGTGTCGAAACTCTTGGCGTCGACCAGCTCCTCGGCCTCGTCCAGCACCCAGGTGGTCACGCCTTGGATCGACTTGAGCCGCGCCGATTGGTTGCCGCTGCTGGTCTTGATGCCGCGAAACAGGATGGCCGAGCCGGTGCGCTTGTTGCGGATCGTGTCGCGGGTGACGTCGAAGTCGTCGGCCACGCCCAATAGGTCCAGCTTGTCCACGAACTCGGGGATAATCGAGATGGACGCCGCCACCATGGTCCACCGGGTGAACAGGATGACGTGCCCCGCCTCGTAGGTCAGGTTCAGCAGGAACAGCGCAATGTGAAAGCTCTTGCCCCCGCCGCGCCCGCCCGTCAGGAAGGCATAGCGCCACGCGGGGGCGGGGTTAAACAGCGGCTGATAGGCACTCAGCAGCTCTAGTGGGCGGGGCTCACCCGGCGGGCTGGTCATCCATATAGATGGTGAGGATGTGGTCGGTCGCGGGCCGTGCCCAGCTCCACCGCAGACCACGCGCCTTGAGCCACGCCTCGATACGCTCGCGGCTGTAGACGTTGCAGTAGGTGCCGTGGGCGAGCGTGCGGTCGATGACCACCGAGTCTTGGTCGCCCTCCCCGAGCTGGAAGAACACCACGATGGCGGCGCGGCGGGCGTGGGCCAGCAGCGTCTCTAGGGCGTTGTGATACCCCGGCAGGTGCTCCAGCACGTGGCGGCAGTATGCCACGTCGGCCTGCCCGTAGTGGTCCACGCTGGCGATGCTGCCGAGCGCGACCTGCGCCCCGAGCCCCTGCCCGTAGGCGACCAGCTCGGGCGTCAGCTCCACGGCCCGGTAGCCGATCCACGGGTGGGCGCGCCAGTAGGTCTGGAAATCAAGAAACGTGCCGGGGCCGAACTCCAGCACGGTCTTGGCCCCGAGCGTCTCCACCTGCTGGAACACGGACCGGCGGCTGTACGGGTCCGATTGCTCTAGCCAGCCCGCGAAGGTGCTGCCGGTAATGCCGTGCGCCTGGATGTGGTGGGACCACCAGACTTCGTGGGGCAAGCGGTTAGCGCTGGTCGGCTCGGTCACTTGGGCGGCTCCACGTGCGGAACGGTGATCCAGCTAATGGGCGGGGCGCTCAGCGGCTGATCGCCACTGGTAATGTCGATGGCCTGCTTAGGCTTACCGAATCCGCGGTTCAGTAACAGTTCGGCCGCACGGACATCGCCCTTGGCAGCTTTCGCCAGCATAGCCCGCAACACAAGCTCCGCGTGCACCATGCCGCTGCGCTCCTCACTGAGCACTTTTGCAAGCAGCACGTCAAGGTCGGGCAACCTGGGCGGGCGTCCTTTCGGGTTGCCGCTTTGCCCTTTGCGGAATCTATGGGGGGTAATGTTCTCCGGATTCGGCATCGCTGTACACTCGCTGTTATGACCAGGTCAACGTATTCGGATCGACCCCAGCGGCCCGCTTGCGCTCTCTGGCCACGCGCACCGACCTCGCACGGGCCAGCTCTTCGTCGAGTGGCAAACACGACCACATGCGCTGCAGCGTGTAGTAGACGATAGAATACCGGTACGCGTCGGCGGTAAGCCGCTGAATCGGGGTCACGCCATGCAAAATGTTTTGCCCGTCGAAAAGAACGACAGAATTGTCGCTCGCCTCGAACCCGATATCAAACTCAGGGCAAGCCAAATGGCCACCGGCAACGCCGTGCTTAAAGACTACCATGTTCGATAAGACTTCGGCGATGTTTCCGGAGTCAAAATGGTATTTGAGCGGGTTGTTTTTGTTGACGATGCCAGACGTAAACGGCGTGTTCTGCAGCCGCCACCCTGGCAACACTTTTTCGTTCACGATAGCGTCATGAACGCCGTATTTTTCCGGAAAATGCTTTGCGTAAAGCGCCGCTAGGTGTTGCCCGAACTCGCAAATGACCTGATGTTCGGCCGGATGTTCGGTCGCCATGCTGGTGGCCGAGCAGAAATCTTTGCGGATCACATTGCGCGGGTTATAGCCGAAAATGCGGGAGGTGGTTTTTAGGCCTTTGAGCCGCGTGCTCGTGTCATAGCGTATCGTTTGACAGGCGTTGCGTACGGCGATGGTCAGGTTCAGCGGCAACCGTGCGTACAGAATGCTTGGCTCGCCGTTTTCCAGCACGAGCGTATCTTCGCGAATGAGCCTGGTATAGTCTGACGTCAACGCGGAGCGCTTGACGTAAGCTCGGAAATCCAAGGCTCGGCGCTCCAGATTCACAATGTTCATCTGATCCTCTCGTTCGCGGAACAAATCGCGACATAGTCGGCGGCGATGCGTCCGGCGTGATGATGGCGCAACAAAGTCGCGTGTGCGACGAGCGGCGGTGCTGCGTCACTATCGCAGGCGGCGCGGATTTCCGCAGCCGTGCTCGCAACGCAAACACAATCAGCCAAAAGACCTGTCGGGCGCCACGCGGCATTAACCACTATGCGGCAGCCAGCATCGCAGGCCTCAAGAAACGTGTATTGAGTGCCACCGCCGTCGCCTTTGATCGCGCTCATATCGACCATGCTGCGATATTGCGCCGCCAAATACACGGCGCTGTGCAGGTTGTCGACAGGAAACGTGCCGTGATAATGGCGTCGCCAAGATGCATCGACCTCATCGAGCTTGAAGTGCGCGTACATGGCATTTACGTGGCCGTACAAGTGTATGGCCGGGCCGCGCAGTTGGTTAGCCTGGATAACCAGTTGCGTGTACTTGTCGAAATCGATGCGCGACAGCGTGCAGGCATAATGCCGATTGCGGGCGGGATTCAGGTCCGACGCACGCGCATACGGATGCGGCAGGTATGTTGCCCACGGCAAATGCTCGCGCATAGACTCGCGGATAATAAAGACGCGCCTTCCCGGCAGTAGCTCTCGCAGATCGCGCCTCAGCTCAGTCGGGTCATGTATTGTGATCGCTGCCCCACCAGCGAGCACTGCCATGACCGCGCTGTGGTGCGCTTTGTCGACCGCAGTAACCAGCACCATCGACTGCCGTGCCAAACTATGCAAGGCGTCCACAGTGACGTTTTGATAGCGCAAGCCTCTGCCGAAATCACGCGTGCGCTCTTCGGTGCGCTTGCCGATTTTGACGACGACTGGCTCATGCCCAGCGGCGCGCAGGCCTGCGGCCAAATGTGCCGTATAGCTGACCCATCCGCCGTAACGCGGGTTGGCGAGATAGGCGAGGTATACCTTCATGCGCCCGCCCCTCGCTGGTTTTCCCAGTACTCAAGCAGAGCTATGACGCACAATGCATTGTCGTCGCCACAGCCTGCTTGCACGCCGACCGTTTTGAGGCGATCAAGCACGTCGGCGTGGGTTTCCCGATCGTAATGGAGCACGATTTGGCGGATGGTGTTGTTCAAATACACGTCAGCCGTGTGCCCCATGCCGGAAATATCTTGCTCTCGTGAAGTCGGCGACGCGTTGGCAGTTGCGCCGAATTGGGGCAATTCTAGCTCGGCGAATCCCCAGGCTTGCAATTCCGGCAAGTCAAAGTCGTTCGCGAGCAAGTCCCAGTCCCAATCTCCGAACCCGACGTTGTCTTTCACTACGAACTCGCGGCGCTGCGCATCGGTCAAGTGCTCCGCGATAACGATGGGGACGGTCTTAAGCCCTGCGGCCTTGCACGCCTTGAGCCGCATGTTTCCGCC